CGTTGGCCGCGATGGCCTCGCCCTCGATCTCCTTGAGCTTGTCGTAGAAGTCGTTGAGCCCCTCGATGCAGTTGCCCACGAGCTCGAAGAACTCCGTGAAGTCCGCGCTGGACAGCGCGTCGCCGATGTTGTAGATGGCCGTGGCCATGTCGTCGATGACGCCCGACGCCTCGGCCTGGTCCACGACCTTGCCGAACCCGTCGGCGACCTTGCCCGCGCCCTCTGCGACCCTGTCGAAGATGTCGCCCCATTCGGGCGAGATGTTGTGGATTACGCCGCTTATCGCGTCGGCGGCCGCGGGCCCGATTCGCGACATGATGTCCTGGATGCGCGGCAGCGCGTTGTCCACCACGTTGCCGATGGACTCCACGAGGTCGTCGGTGAGCTTGCCCATGTCAGCGTCCTCGTCCGCGATTCCCGTGAGGAAGTTGGACCAGGCCGACTGCATGCCGGCTATCGAGCCAGAGATCGTCTCGGCGGTCTCCGCCGCGGTGTTGCCGTGGAGGCCTAGCTCCTTCGTGCCCTTCTCCAGCATGTCAACGAGCGCCCTCTGGTACTCGTCGATCGGGACCTCCGTGAGCTTCGTGTACTCCTCGGAGAGCAGCCCTGCGGCCTGCGCTTGCTCTAGGAAGTCCGCGCTCGTGGCTGGCAGTATGCCGCTGAACTGGTCGGCGATGGACTGGTACGAGCTCGTGGCGCGCGAGATCATCGCGAACTTCTGGCTCAGGACGTCGAGGTTCTTGCCCGTGCCGCTCGAGTAGTCGCTGATGGCCTGCATGCCCTTGCGTGCGGCTTCGTATGCTGCCTCGTCGCCCATCGTGGCGCTGAACATCGCGCCGACGTCGTTGATGGTCGCCATGTAGTCGTTCGCGCTCATGTTCAGGTCGCGCCATGCGTTGTTGGCGTCGGCGAAGACGCGCGACGTGTCCATGTCGTTGAAGATCTTCTCCACGCCGCCCGACAGCTGCTCGAACTCCGCGAAGTTCGTGAAAGCGCCCGCGAAGATCTCCGTCGCCGCCTGGGACGCCTTCTCGACGCCCTTCAGGAGGGCGCTTGACATGACGTTGCCCATCGCGACGGACTTGGCGGACACGCCGCCTTGGAAGGACGTGGCGAAGGTGGAGCTCCCGGACTTGCCGGACTTGGACATCTCCGTGTCGAGAGCGCCCTTGTCCATCTTCGGCACGACCTGCAGGTACCCCCTGCCGATCACGGCATCAGCCATCCGACGCCTCCTTCCTGAATACCGCTAGCTTCGCTTCGTAGCCGCGCGCGTCCACGGGCTCGGCGGTCGAGAACCGCGCGACGTCGCCCGGGCGCGACATGGGCTCGTAGTCCTTCGCGAACAGCGCGCCGATCATGTCGGCGATGTTCGCCATCATGTGGGTCTCCTGCGTCCACCGCGCCTTCGGGCTCAGCTCGCGCAGGAGCTCGGAATCGCTCGGCAAGTGGCGCAGGTAGAGCGCGACGGCGTCCCACCCGATGGTGGTCGGCACGTCGCGCAGCCTCACGCGCCACCTGTCGAAAAGGTCGAAGTCTAGAGCGTCGCCATGGTTCCTCACGGCCTCGGCGACGCCTACGATTCCCCCATCGTGATGCCGCTGCCCTCTGCCAGGGCGTTGAACAGGCTCATGTAGCCCATGTCGCTCAGCGGCTCCTCTTCGAGCTCGGGGCACAGCCCCAGCAGGAACTTGCGCACGGTGCGCAGCTTGTCGGGGAGGTCGAGCTTCGAGATGTCGGCCATGCCGGCGATCTGGTCTGCGTTCAGGTTCCGCAAGCGCGGGAGCTCGTAGGTCCCGTACACGCCCTCGACTACGAACGGGACGGGCTTCTCGATGGTGAAATCGGCCATGTTACTCTCCCGCCCCCGAGGACTCGACGGCCACCGGCGCGAGCTTCTTGAAGTAGCCGCCGATCGTGGAGTCGTAGAGCGCCTGGAACGTCACCGTGTCGATGATCAGGCTGCCCTTGGAGTGCGTGCCGAACGCGATCTCCTGCGGCACGCAGTTGGGGTAGACGTAGCGCACGAGCGACTTCGGGTCGCCGAACTGGTCGTTGTGCAGCTCGTCGATGATGACCACCCACGCGTCGGTCGTGCCGTCGAACACGGCGTTGCCGCTGGCGTCCACCTTCGACGCGCCGTAGCGCAGCTTGTCGGCCGCGACGGAGTTGTCGATGATGGGCACAGCCAGCGTCGCGCTGGGCGATGCGGGCGAGCTGAGCACGTCCTTGCCCGCCCAGTCCTTGGCGGGGTCGGCCTTGCCGAGGTCGACGGCGGGCGTGATGCCGTCCTCGGAGACGCGCACGGTCTCGTAGCCCGAGAGCGCGGCGTCGGAGGTCGTCGGGATGGTGGGGCTGGCGGACACCAGCGCCACCGAGAAGTAGGTCTCGTCGTTCGGGCGGCCGAACGATGCGAGGCCCGTGTTGGATGCTGTCATATGTTCCTCCTAACAGGGGTTTTCGCGCTACCAGAGCGCGTCCATCGTGAAAGTGGACTGGAACCAGCGGTGCGTGCCGTCGTACCCGAGCGGGACGGGCTCGGTGTAGCCCGACATCGAGTCGTTGGCGCGCATCGCGTCGCAGACCTCGCGGGCCAGCGACTCGGCCGCGTCGTAGGTCGTCGCCCACGACTGGACGGCGAACTCGGGATGGCGCTCGTCGAGCGTCGAGTAGCCGCCCACGGGGTCGACCAGCACGTAGCTTTGCGGCCTGGTCGCCGGGGCTTGGGTGGACACCGGCACTTCCAGCTTTTCGTCGAGGTACGTCACGACCTCTTCGAGAACCGATCGCATTGCGTCACCTCGATTTCAGGATCGTGTTGTGGATCGAGTTGTCGTAGCGGCCCAGCTCGGTCATGCAGACGACTTTGCCGATGGCCGTGTGGCTCGCTACGTCCACGTACGAGCCGTAGGGCGGCATCTTGGGCGTGCCGTTGAACTTCACGTCCTGGACGGTGCCGTTCTTGACCTTGAGCGGCACGCTGTCCCCCGCCTCCAGGCCGAAGTTGGCGTTCGCAGCAGCGGCTATCGGCGAGACGGCGGCGTCGAGGGCGGATTGCATCCCGCCCGACTTGAAGACCTGCTCGATGCCGCTGGGGAACAGCCGTATCCCGTAGATTCCGCTAGCCATCCTGCACGCCCGCCCTCACGGTCATGTTGTACGGGTTGACCTGCAACCTGGGGCCGTGCGTCGGGCTGCCCGCCACGAGCAGCTCGCGCCCGCGCACGGTGACCTTCGCGCCGCGCATCTCCAGGTCGCAGTCGTATCGGAACCCCATCGTGTAGACGGACGTGATGCCGTCCGGGCGCGTGAACGCCTGGTCGTCCTCCGTCGACTCGCTGACGAGCACGTGGTCGACGGCGACGGGCTCCGCCCAGGCCCGCACCTCGTTGTTCAGGCGGTCCCTCCCGCCGTCGGCGCGGACCGCGACGTAGACGGTCTCGCCGTCCATCACCCGCCGCATGTCACTCGCCCCCGAGCCACGAGCCGAAGCCGATGGCCGAGCCCAGGCCGAGCATCGTCCGCTCGGACGGCAGCAGGTTGAAGCCGCCCGCGGAGTTGCGGTAGGTGATCGACTCCTGGAACCCGTTGGCCGTCTGCTGGAAGCTGTCCACGCCCATGCCCGCGAACGGGCTGGCGTCCAACCTCCTGACAAGCTCGATGCTCACGTAGTTGAGCGCGCCGAGCTGGGATTCGTCATCGGGGTCCAGCCTGGTCCCCATCTGGACGTCGAGCCAGCTCGCCGCCCGTTCGAGCCACGCGTCCAGCCAGTCCTCCGACTTCTCGGTGTCCGGGTAAAGCGCGAGGTATTCTTCGACGGTCGCGTAGCCCATGCCTCTACTCCTTCGGTTTCGCCGCGCGCTTGCGCGCCGCGGGCTTCTCCTGCTCGCGTTCCACGTAGCCGCGCTCGACGAGCTGCTGGACGCGTACGTCGGTGCCCTCGAAGGCGTCGCCGACCTCGTAGGTCCTGCCCTCGCGCACGGCGTGGAAGCGGACGGTCACTTTAGCGACGGCCATGGCTAGGCGTCCTTCGTGAACGTGCACTTGCCGATGTAGGCGAGGTTCTCGGCGATGAGCTGCAGGCCCGTCATGACGTTCGTCTCGGCGGACGCGTAGTCGTACGCGCCCTTGTGGGCGACGCCGATGAGGCCGTTGGACTCGGTCTGGTAGACCAGGCCGCCCTGGGACAGCTCGCCGAAGTCGATGCCGTAGGCGTGGATGTTGGCCGCGCTGGTTGCGTACAGGGTGCCGCTAGCGACCTTGTTGGTGACGAAGACGTTCTGGACGCCCAGGAAGTCCTGGATGTAAGTCATGCCGAACGCGGTCTGCGTGGAGACGGTCGCGTTGGCGAGGTAGGCGGCGATGTCCTGGCGGTTCACGAAGTGGACGAGTGACGCGTCGGTGGCGTCGTCGTTGGCCTCCATGTTGTCCTGGACGAGCGCGTCGGTGAGCGCGAGCGCCTCCTGCAGGCCCGCGATGGTGCCGGACGGGGCTGCGGTGCCGTTGGCCAGGGTGGAGAAGAACTGGGCGATGATCTGCGCGCGAACCTGCGCGAGCATCTTGTTGTCCGTCTTGAGCACGGCCGCCTCGTAGCCGTCCTGCAGGATGGCTTTGGCGGTCGTCATCTTGCGGTACGGGACGGGCGAGAGGTCGCCGATCGGGGTCTTGCTGACGGTGTAGTGCGAGAGCGCGACCTCGGTGCCCTCCTCGTAGGCGGTGCCGGACGACTCGACCAGCTCGTAGTAGCTGGCGATGCTGGCCGTCTTCGGGTCGGCGACCTCGGTGTAGACGTACGCGCCCGCGTTGCCGCTGCGGGTGTAGTAGGTCTTGCCGGTCACGACGGCCTGGTCGGACGTGGCCTCGTACACGCCGTTGTTGAGCGCGCCCGCGACGGTGTACTGGTACAGCGCGGTGCCCGCTGCGCGGGTGGCCACGCCGAAGATGCCGAGAAGCTCGGCGAGGCGGTCGAAGTCGCCCTTGAAGTTCGCCACGAACTCCTGGGACAGGGCCGCGTCGATGTCGGTCGATTTGATGATGTTGGTGGGTGCAGCCATTTCATGGCCTCCTTACTTGAAAAGGTCTTGGTGCTGGGCGCGCATCTTCACGCGCTCAACGGGGTCTTTGATGGCCTCGATGGACTCGCGGGTGATCGGCTCGGCCTTGCGCTCGCCGCCGTCGTGGACGGGTTTGTAGATGGGCATCGACGCCAGGTACTCGGCGTTCGCCTCCACGTCCCCGCTCATTCGGGCGAGCAGCTCCGCGTCCACCCCGTGCGCCTTGGCAGCTGATGCCACCTCGTCGGCGCGCTCCTTCTCGGCCCTCAGCTTGTCGCGCTCGGCGACCGCCGCCTCGAGTTCGGCCTTGACGGAGTCGTAATCGCCGCTTTTCGCTGCGAGCGCCTCCTCCGCGGCCTTCTGTGCGTCGCGGTTCTCCTTCGCGCGGTTCTCCCACTTGCGCGCCTCGGCCTTCCAGTCGGTCCCGTCGCCTTGCGGCTGCGGTTCGACCGTCGTTTCCTCGGCCTGCTCGATGGGATCGTTCTCCTCGGCCATCGCTGGCCTCCTTCCTGCCCGTGCGGGCAATAGAAAAGGCCCCGTGCGGGGCCTGCGGGTATGAAAAAAGCGCCCGGAGGCGCTTAATTCCTTGATTGACGTGCTTTGTTTTGGTAAAATGAAGTCAGGCTCAGGGCGGGGCAGTTGCTCAGTCAGGGGCCTAATTTATTGTCTTAATCTTTCCGTCTTTGCATGCTTGCTCTTGATACTTCTCCGGGTTCTTCCACATGTCGTAGTACAGGTCTGGGTCGTAGCCCTCGACCTCCATGCCCTCGAAGCCCTCGATGATTCGGCAATCGCAGTGCCTGTGATTGGCGTTGAGCGCCTTCGCCTCGGTGCGGTACACGAATCCGCGGCTCGCGAGCATCAAGCAGTAGGGACATGTGGTCGCGCCAGTCGGAACCCTCGCCCACCGCACGCGCTTTCCGAGCGCCTTCGCGTCGGCCTTGCCGACGTTGTACATCGTGTCGTTCGCGCCTCGCTCCGCGAAGTAGCGGGATGCGTCGGCTATCTGGTCCACGTAGAGCGCGTGGTTGCCCTCGATGAACTTTCCGATCTGGTAGCGTGCCGTCTTCTCGACATACTCCGGATCCGGCGCATAGTCGTAAGCTGCCACGGGGAGTTCGATCTCTGCCGCTTCTGCGGCCATGGCCCGCAGCGCGTACGCAGCATCCCCAGCTCGGTTGCCGAACGACGTGCCGAACTCGGTCATTATGACGATGGAGACTTCGCGCACCTGCTCAACCGACGCGCCCGGATTGCTCGCCAGCCACACGTTCAGGGCCTTGCGGGTCGCCGCCTCGGCGCTGTCACCGCACTGCTTGACCGCGCGGTTGTAAGCGTCCAGGACGTTACGAGGTAGTCTCATCGCTCTCTCCGAATGCGCTCATGATCGCATTGATGCCGCTGTTCTTCCGCTCGTCTGCCTCCATCTCGTCGATGGAGTCCTCGTCGAAGCCGCAGTAGCGCGCGCACGTCCTCGTGTTGCCGAAGCCCTCGCGCACGCTTGCGAACTTCACCGCAAAGTCGGCCAAGGCCGCGCGGCTGTTGAGCATCGGCTCGGCGTACGTCACGCGGATGTCGCGCTCGGCGTCGGTGAGCCTGTCCACCGTCGTGTTCGTTGCGACGGCGGCCGCGCAGCGCATCAACGCTCGCATGGACTTGCGGTCGGCCTCGATGTCGTTCTCGGCGATGAGGCATATATCCTCGCGCGAAGCCTGGATGGCCTCCGCGCTCGACGGGTTGTCCTGCACGATGCCGAGCGAGTTGAGCGGCGTCCCCGTGGCTCCCGACAGCTGCGCGCCGAGCATGTTGAGCTGGGTGCGGTAAACCTCGGGGCTGTTAGCGGTGAGCCGCTGCAGCGTCGGCGTGCCGCCGTCGTCGTTCGTGGTGGACAGCAGCAGCGAGTCGAGGTACGCCTTCTGCTTGTTCGACATCATCGCGTCGAACTGGTCGTCGGACAGACCCATGATGGCGTCCTTCGGCATCGCGTAGAGCGCCGCGGACACCTCGGCGTCCCACAGCACGCGCACGGCGCTTTGCGTGAGGCTGCGCACGTAGCGCGTGATGCGTGACTTACCGAACGGCTTCTCGCCCGTCTGCTTGTGGACGAACGCGTACATCATCGGCTCGCCTGCCGAGAGGGTCGAGTAATCCACCTTCCACCGGTTGCCGTCGCGGACGATGACCGTCGTCGTGCCGCGCTCGTACAGGTTCACCTGCACTGGACGGAGCTGCGAGTCGTTCTTGTTGACCTTGCCCCAGCGGGCGATCGCGAACCCCGCGCCGATCGCGCCGAGCCTCATGTCGTCCGTCGGGACGGCCGCGGCGGTCTTGGCCGTGTGGAACCGGATGAGCGGCAGCTTGCCGCCGCCCTGCGCGCCCACGGTCACAAACATAGGGCCGTGCTTGAGCTTCGACAGCAGGAAACCGTCGTATTGGCCGATCACGTTGTTCTCGTCGGCAATCTTGGCGGCCAGTCCGATGTCGGTGTTGTCGGACAGCGCCCGCAGCCGGATGCGGTCGACGAGCGAGTCGACGACCTTCTCGGGCCAGTAGCATGCGATTGCGTTGCGCGCGTCCTTGAAGTCCTGGCGCTGTATCGTCAGTCCCAGCTCGGGCACGTTGATGGTCCCGTCATAGTACATGTCCAGCTTGTCGTTGCGCGACGATACGCTCGCATGCACGTCCACGAGTCTGCCGACCAGTTCCCTTTGGCTTGTCGACAGCCCGGTGGCGTCCTTCAGCGTGTTCAAGTCGTTCGTCATCCGATTCTGGCCTTCCTCCCAGGCTTGTACTTCGCGTTCTTGGCCGCCCACAGCGCGCAGGCAGCGGATTCGATGGCGGTCGAAGGTTCGCCGCCTATGCACCATGCGTCGCGGCCGACCTTGCGGCGTGTCGCCGCCTTGGCCTGCTCGTCGAGCTCGGCCTGGCCGTAGTGCGTCACGGATTTGCTGCGGACGCCATCCACCATCATGGCCGCCGCGGCGATCGCGTCGGACGTGCGCATAATGTGCAGCTGCCGCTTCTTGTAGTTCTCAAGGCGGCTCGTCAGCGCGTCTGCGTTACGCCCGTCCACGGCGAGCATCGCGCACTTGGATGCGCGCGCATCGAGCCACTCGGACAGCCACCCGAGGCCGTTCCTAGCGTCGCGGTAGTCCACCAGCTCGAAGTGCGGCACGTCGCCGCGCCAGCAGGCCGAGAGCGCCGCCTCGGAGCCGTCCGGGCTCAGCTTCACGCCGTAGCAGACGTCGCCCTCGGGTTCGTCGTCGGTTTCGCAGGCGTCCCAATCAGTCGCGGCGAATACGAGGTCGTCTTCGGCCCTCCTCATCGGGCAAAACCACCCGAGCCTCTCGCGCGCGAAGCGGTCGGGTTCCATCTGGTCGCACTCGCCCTCGATGGTGTCCTCGGCTATGAGCAACCCGAGCGACGGGTTCGTAGCGTACCAGCGCGTGCGGTCGCGCACGTCGCCGATTTCGTCCACGCTCCACTCGCTCCACGCCGTCCTGGTCGAGCGTCCCGAGAGCGCCTCGTCGCGGATACGCCTGAACACGAAGCTCTCCGACTCAGGCGTCGGCGGCGTCGAGGTGTATATGGTCTGCGGGTTCCTGGAGGCCGAGATCGCCGGCAGGAAGCTCGCCTGCGACTCGCCCGAAAGCTCCAGCGCCTCGTCGAAGATGAGCAGGTCGCCGTGCTGGCCTCGTCCGCCGTTGCGCGTGCGCGCCAGGAACTTTATTCGCCCACCCGGCACGTAACCGCCGTTCTTCTTGCGCCTGTCCTTCAGGATTATCTGCTCGCGCCCGAGCGCGGTGCGTATAGTCTTGACGTGCTTGCGCATCTTCGGCGTGTCCCAGAAACTCGCCATGTCCTCGAACGTCTCGGTGGAGGTCTTCTGCAGGTGGCTCGTGTAGAGCACCTGCTCGCCAAGCTTGAGCATGCCGTAGTTGCAGCGCGGCTCGACCAGACCGAGCGTCTTGCCGTTCTGGCGCGGCGTGTCGTTGCCGCACACGGGGGCGGCCCACCTGCCGAGCGCGTTGACGCCAAGCCAGCCGACCATGATGCCGTCCTGCCAGGGCAGCATCTCGATGCCGCCCGCCGCGTTGATTGCGTGGCACGTCTCCCAGTCGCTCGTCACGAACTCGGGGACCACGAGCCTGGTCGGCTCCTGGCTACCCGTCGAGCAGCGCGTCGAGGTCGTCGTCGACATCGTCGCCCTCCAGGAAGGCTATCTCCGCGATGGTCTCACGGTACTGGCGCGCCAGCTGCGCCATGCTGTGGTTGTCGTCAGGGCTGTCAATCTGCGCGGCAAGCTCCAGCGCGAGCTGCTTGAGCTGCTCGAGGCGCGTGCCGTCGCGCGTGACTTCTACCATTCTCGCCATCAGTCCTCCGATTTCGGTCCTTGTGTGTAAAAAGGCTCAATGCGCGGGGGCAGGCCGTGGCGCGGGGGGCGGGGGGTACCCCCACCCGGTCGTGCTTCGCGTCAGAGCGCCCTGCTTGGCTTGCTTGGAGGTGCGGGCCTGCGAGCGTTTTTCCAGCCTGCTTCCCAAGGCATCGCGTTCTGCCTGCGCTCGTTGCAGATGCGGTGGGCGCTTCTCCCGTTCGAGGGGTCGTGCACGCAAGCCCTCTGCGATTGGTAGCCGAACTCCCGCCATCGGGAGGCCGGGTAGTAATGGTCGTACTCGAAGGACAGCGGGTCCCCCACCTTCAAGTCGTAGCGGATTGGCGCGCCGCATATCCAGCACGGGAGGCCGAGCGAACGCTGGCGAGCGACGAGCTTCCGGTAAGCCCGTCCGGTCGCTTCGCGCTTGCTCACCCGTCCTCCTATCGCCTGGCCCCCAAGCTTCTGCCCCGACGTCGCCGGCGGGGTGATAGAATCATGGTGGCCACCGCTCGGAAGGAGGATCGCATGAGAATATTCGGCCTCAACGCCTTCGTCGTGCTGCCGGTGCTCCTGGTCACCGTGCTCGTCGTGTGCGCCATAATCGCCCTCGTCAAGTACATCGTGAAGAAGTAGTGCTACAGGACGACGCCGTGGCGCTGCGAGAAGCAGTCGGCCACGCCCTCGTACCTGTCCACCCGCGCTATGGTGCCTGGGCGCACGCGGTGCGGCACGTCCACTCCCAGGGCGCGGAGCATGGCGCGTGACATCGCGGTGTCGTAGCGCAGCGCGATGCGCGCCATCTGGTCGCGGGTCATGGGTCCACCTTCGGGCATAAGAAAAGCCGCCCCGAAGGACGGCTCCATCTTGTTTTCTTGCAGGTTAGACCTTAGCACTTAGGCGTGTCACACGGCGTCACGCGTTTCAGATCGCGGGCTGCTCGGGCATCCTGTAGGAGTGCGGCAGGTAGTCGTAGAACTCGCACAGCGCGTCGTTGCGCATGTTGCGGCAGTAGCCCTCGTCGTAGTTCAGCGCCTCGGCCACGCGCACCCACGGTAGCACGGTCACGTACTTGAGCAGCAGCAGGCGCCCGTAGGTGCCGTCCATCTCGTCGAGCAGCCTGCGCGCCTCCCGCTTGCGCTCGAAGTACTCGGCGGACGCCTGCTCGGCCTCGGCCTTCATCTCGATGAGCAGCGCCACGCTGTTGGGGATGGCGTCGGGCGTCGGCGAGGTGGACACCATGACGCGGCTGTAGTCGATGCCGCCGACTCCCTGGGCGTCCTCCTCGAGCGACTTGATGTACTCGATGTTGGCGCGGTGCTTGACGGCGAGGTCGCGCACTTCCGTGAGGTACTTGAGCGAGCAGTCCACCCGCAGCTGCCTGAATTCTGGCGTCATATCGCTCCGTTCTCGTTGTTCGCCTGGTATTTTAGCAGTCTCGAGTCGAGAGTGCTAATGCCCGAGGCACCCGTCGCACGTGCGCTGGTGCGGGTAGCGCGGCTTGAACTCGGCCCCGCACCGCTTGCAGTTCCGCGTGTGCAGCCTCGCCTCGTACACCTTGCGGTTCAGCTTCGCCAGGGCGACGCACGCATCCAGGCTCTCGCGGTCGCGGTACGCCCAGCCCTGCCTCGATATGATCGACCAGAGCGAGCGCGGCACGGCCACGAGGTTGTCGGGGTCGAAGTTGCGCTTGTCTCGGTCTGCGAACACGATCATCGTGTGCGGGGGCACGGGCGTGCCGTTGGCCTCCTCCCAGACCACGTGGTGCTTCAGCCTGAAGTTGTCGTTGTAGCTGCCCGGCACCTGGGCCTGCGGCGTGTCCTTCACCTTCACCCAGACGTAGCCGTCCTTGGCGTCCACCCGCTCGTAGCCCACGGGCTTCATGCGTTCCTTGGCGATGCCGCTGACCTGTCCCTTCTTGAAACACGTGCGCCTGCTCGCCTCCTGGCTCTCGGGAGACATGAACTCGTCCCACGTCTTGCCCTTGTTCGCGGGCTCGTGGCCCTTCTCGAACCGCCCGCCATGAGTCCCCGACCTCACGCCGAGCTTCGTCTTGGCGTTGCCTATCTGGCCCTCGCTGAGCGGGAACCCGTAGAGCCTCTCGTGCTCGGCGCTTATCTCGGGCTCCGTGTGTCCGGGCACGAACGAGCGAAACCACTCGACCTTCTCGGGCGTCCACATCCTCGGCGGGTTGCGCACGAAGCCGTCGGCCTTGCGCAGCTTGAGCACCTTGGCGCGTGAGCTGATGGCCTTCGGGCCGCGCCTCGGGCGGTCGGGGAACCGCTCGGCGTGCATCTCGGAGAGCTCGGCGTTGTGGTGCGTCGGGTAAACGTCCCGCAGCCACGCCTCCTCCTCGGACGTCCACGAGTTTGCACGCGTCATCGCGCGTACCCCTTCGCAGGCCCGCGCAACCCGTAGGCGTCGGACTCGGCCTGCTGGATGCCGACCTTCCCGTCCAGCTCCACCGGCTCCACGCGCGCCTCGTCGCAGATCGCGCGCACCTCGTCGAAGCTGTACTGCGCCCCGCTCGCCCTGTTGAGCCTGTCGCGGATCCAGCTGACCGTGTGGCCGTCGCCGTTGGCCCTCGTCCACGCTATCGCGTCGAACTCGGGAGCCGGCAGCGACTCCACGCGCGCGCTGATGTCGGGGATGCCCACGAGGCGCCCCGCGACGTCCACCTGCATGGCCAGCCCGTCGATCGAGCGTTCCTGCATCGAGGCTATCCTCGCCATGGTGTTGGCGTTGTTGATGGCCGTCGCGAACAGCTGCGTCTTGACGCGCGCCTTCTCGATGGCGTGCTCCATGTGCTCGTCGTCGGCTGCGTCGAGCTCGTCCATGGCCGCGAAGATGCGGTCGTTGAGGTCGAACAGGCTGCTCATTTCGAATTCCTCTCCTGGAGCTGTTTGGCGATACCGCCCATCGCAACTCCCATGACCACATTCGCGCACATCTCGCAGATGCTCAAGTCGACGTCCATGGTCATGCGGTAGTTCCCGACGTTGATTCCTACCGACTTCACGCCGCGCACGTCGGGCGCCGTGCCCTCGCGGCCGCAGTACTCGCATTTCCTCATAGCTCTCCTCCGTTGAATCGTCTCCTCTTCCTGCTGCGCGTCCTCTCGCCCGGCACGTAGCCGCACTCGACGTCGCGCGGGTCCACCTTGCGGTGGAGGTGCTCGCACCAGAACTCCGGCGGCTTGGTGCGGTAACGCTCGTTCGCCTTCACGCACATGCACCTGCACCCGTCGCAGCGCGTGCCGGCTATCGCCTCGTGAGTCCTGGGAGCCGGGCGGGCGTGCTCGATGCCGTAGCTCATGGCATCAGCTCCCCGATCTCGTGCGCGAGGTCGAGCGCCTTGCCCAGCTTCTCGCGGTACTCGTCGCGCTCGGCCTCTGCTTTCTGCGCTTTCTTCTGCCAGCGCAAACGTGCAGAAGATACCTGTTCGTAGTTGTTGCGCTGTGTCTTGGCATCTGATTCTGCGCGGTTGCGCTGCTTGACCAGCTCGTCGCGCTCGTCCCTCATGCGCTCGTAGCCGTCATCCGCCAGCGTGGCGGCTATGGCCTGTTCGGGTGTGGCGTTGATTACAAGCAGCTCGGCGTGCTCGTCGTTCTCGCGCCATTCGGCATTCGCTGCGCCTTCGAACCAGCGAACACCCCAGTAGCTCCCATCGATGCTTTCGACATTGACCTTGCTAACTCCGCGCTCGTCCAGCATCTCGCGGAGCCGTTCGGTTGCTGATTTGTCTGTCATGCGTCATCGCCGCCTTGCACTCTGCGCCTAAAGGCTATTTCCTGGGCTATGGCGCACAAAGCAACGCAATCGCGCCCAGCATTGCGCCAGCTAAACAGCTCTTGCAGGCTCACCGACAACAGGCCGTCAACGTCATTCACGCCGTGGCGATTGAGGACGTTGTATAGCCGCATGGAAAGCGTTTCGTTTACATTGATAATCGATGCCGCGTCAGCTATCGCCGAGTACAGCTCGTTCCCCTGCTTAAATTCAACTTGCTGTTTATATGCCTCGTAGATTCCCCTTGCTCGTCCAATCGATATGCCGTGTTTGTCGGCGATTGCGCGATACGTCATGCCCTTTTCGCGATCACGGCATATCGAGCTGTTTCGCGCCGTTTTCTGTTCGTTCATTCGCCCACCTCGATTCCCAGCTCGGCCATGCGCTCGCGCAGCCTCGCGTTCTCTGCCACGAGTTCCGCGACGGCGCTGTTCGGGCCGCTGAACCGTTCGATTTCCTCGATTGCATCCGCCCTCAGCGCCTCGATTGCGTAACTCGGCACTTTAAGCCCATGTTCGTCACGCAGGGCCTTGGCGTACTGGTACGCCTCGTTGAACGTGTTGCACAGCCTGTCTAGGTCCTTGCAGTCGCCCGTCACCCAGAACTGCACGCCTCCGTCGCATTCGTAGGCGTAAACGTCTCCGTTCGAGAACCTGCAATAACTCATGCGCCCACCTCCAATCCAAGCTCGGCCATGCGCTCGGCGAACCCGTCCAGCTCCTTCGCGTCGTAGACGTTGAGCAGCTGGCAGTACAGGTCGCGAATCAGCTCCTTGAGTGCGTCGCGCGTGTATGCATCGTCGTAGAACAACGCCGCGCCCTCACGCTCCAGCTCGGCTATGCGCTCGGCCTGCGACTCGATGACGCGCTCCTGGCGGTTGATTTCCGCGCAGAGCGAGCCGTTGACTTCTTCGAGGCGTGCTATCTTCC